TCCTTTGAGTGGTCGAGTCACAGCAGATGTACAAAGCAACAAACTCAAGCAGTTGCTGGGGCAGATCAAAAATCAATGACATGTATTGACATTTATAAAAATATAAACATTGTTGCTCGGCAAAATGCATTAGAAATTTCGCCTTGTTGCATGTCTCCTATACGCTCAGCTGAAGTAGTTGATTTTTTAAACAACGAATACCTTGTTGGTCTTCGCAATGAGACATCTACTGGACAGTTACCAACAGCGTGTAGTAGTTGTAAAAATGCCGAAGCTGCTGGACTAACAAGTCGACGGCAAGGTAGCAACTCTTGGTACAAAGCCCACAACCTTAACAACAACAAGGTTGAGCTAATTCGCATGGATTACTGGACTGGTGACACATGTAATTTGGCCTGTGTAATATGCGGACCAAATAACAGTAGTGTGTGGAAGCAAGAACTTGGGCTACCTATAGAATTACAAAAATCAACGGTCAATCAGTTTTGGAGAACTATCGACTTGAGTAGTATACAATTTATACATTTCAATGGCGGTGAACCGTTGCTGAGTAAAGAGCATGTGAAATTGTTACATGCGATTGAGCACAAAGATCGAGTACACTTAAATTACAACACCAATGGGACTATATTACCAAATAAAGAGTTGTTGGATTTGTGGGAGAAATTTAAGTTAGTGCAACTTGATTTCAGTATTGATGATGTTGGTGAAAAATTTGAATTCCAACGGTTCCCTGCAAAGTGGGCTCAGGTGACAGATAATTTGCAATGGTATATTGATAATGCGCCGCATAATTGTATGTTTGCTACCAATACCTCAGTTGGCATACTAAATTCTGACAATCTTAAACAGTTAGAAGAGTGGCTGCAAACAAATTTCCACACTACACGATTTACAGATCCTATAGAACACCGACAACAATTAACAAATGGGGTGTTTGCTCTTAAAGATGCAGACAAAAGAAAATCCAAAATAATTGCTACCTTGGACTCTATTGATCAACGACGAGGCACAAATTGGCGTGCCACATTTCCAGAACTGTTTAAGCAGCAACACCTTTGAGTGGTCAAGTCACAGCAGATGTACAAAGCAACAAACTCAAGCAGTTGTTGGGACAGATCAAAGCTAGCTAATTCTAGTTGAAATCAAAAGCCGATAAATAATATCAAAGGTCTGCAATAAAAATCATGCAAAAACGCACCCGCAGTTTGTTAGAAGAATTAGATTCCATGTATATCGAGCGTGAGCGCGATTTAGTGATTGAGAGTCGTGCGTCAAATGTCATAGCCAGTGCTATCAACTTGCTGGAGCAAATTGATGCCACATACACGCCCGAGCAAGCAGAAAATCTCACACGCAAACTGCTGAATTCTATTCGCACACGTGATGCAGGACGTTTTGCTAGAACCGTTAGAAAAACGCCAACAAGCACATAAACTCAACAGGATCAAGATGAAAATTTTCGAAGGCGGCAATGTATTCAAAGACTCTCAAGGTCAGCCACTAACACAACGTATCAATCAAGCTGACGTTGCAGCCACCATTGCCTGGGTAGAGCAAGTTACAGGTATCAACTTCCCCGAAGATCGTTGGTTGGGCAGTACAGGCCGCAAGCCCACATCCGGCGACCTGGACCTAGCAGTGGATCTTGGAGAAACAACCAAAGAACAACTGGCAGCAGGGCTAACACAATGGGCCACCAGTCAAGGACTTGACCCACGAGAATGGGTTCGTAAATCGGGCGAAGTACATCTTAGAACACCCATCGGCGGAGATCCTAATAAAGGATTTGTGCAGACTGACTTCATGTTCTTTCCTAACCTGGACTGGGGCACATTCTACTATGGTGGATCTGAAGGATCAGCCTTCAAGGGCATGAACCGTAATGTACTGCTGAGCAGCTTGGCCAAACAGGCCGGGCTCAAGGTGGGTGCAAATGGCATGATCAGTCGCACCACAAATGAACTAGTCCGAGGCGGTCAGGATCCAGACTATGTGTCTGCGGTACTGCTGGGCGGTACGCAGGATCGAGCTGCACTAAAGAACGTAGAATCCATTTATGCTGCTCTGGCAACAGATCCCGACCGTGATGCCAAGCTCAAAGACTTTCGTGAATATCTCTCACGTGAAGGACTAAAAGAACCTGAAATGCCTGTAAAAGAAAATGATGTGAACTTTTTGGCCAGACTACGAGACAGAATAGTAAACCAAGGCATGCAGCAATTGATTGAAGCCAAGCCCCTGTATCAGATATACGAACAAGAGCCTGCTGCGGTGGGCGGCCAAGCCAAGGGCATTGAGCATCTGGAAGACTATGTGTTTCGTCAAGGAACCGCAGGTGTTGACCGTGCCTTGGCCATTGCTGATTCTTTTTACAAACAGCCCAAACAAGGATCAGTCAAATGGGACGGAAAGCCTGCTGTGGTATTTGGTCGCAAGCCCGATACCGGAGAATTTGTGCTCACAGATGATGCAGGATTTGGAGCCGTTGGTTACGATGGCCTGTTTACCAGTACCGATGCTGTGGCCGATCACATGGCACAGCGTGATGCCAATGCTGCTGCCAAAGGCAATCAGGCCACCCGAGTGCAAACACTGTTGCCAGTGTATCAAAGCATCTGGCCATATTTGGAAGCTGCTACCCCAGAAAACTTCCGTGGCTATGTCAAGGGCGACCTGTTGTACAGTCCCGAAAAGCCCTGGGAAATAAATGCAGGTCTTGTGGAATTCAAACCAAACACTGTGGAATACCGAATTCCAGTTGCCAGCAAACTGGGCAAGGACATTGCAGGATCTCAAGTTGGTGTTGCTGTGCATACCATGTACGAAGATGCAGGAGCTGCCAAGCAGCCACTCAGCAGAGTCAAGTTCAATCCTGTGCCCGGCCTGTTGTTGATCGAACCCATATATGCTAAACCTGTGGAAACAGCAGATCCCATTGTCAAACAAATCAAGTCACTGTTGCGTCAAAACAAAGCAGTTATGAATACCTTGTTTAATCCTGCTGAACTACGGGCCATGAAAATAACTGACCTAGCCAAGCTGGCAATAGACTACATCAACAAACGTGTGGATCCAAATCATGCAGCCTATACTGGCAATTTCAGTGATCTTGTGCCGGGATTTCTAGCCTGGCTGCAACAGACACAGACACCACAAAAGTACAACAACATTCTGCAATATCTGCGCAGCCCCACCAGCAATGAACAAGCCTTGGCCGCTGCCTTTGTGCTGTTTGAATTGCTGCATGATCTGAAACTGGACCTGTTGACCAAGCTGGATGCACAGGTTCCTGGCAACGAAGGATGGGTGTTTGCAACCCCTGCAGGCTATGGTAAAGCAGTAAATCGCTTTGATTTCACAGCCAGAAACAAAGCTCGAAACAACCCACCAACATCGTAATTTTTTGCCAATTTCATAAATAAGAGTAGGGCAAGTAGCCCACTTTTTAGGAGATTTTCAAATGGCAATTTTTACAAAAACAAACGGCACGAATCAACCAGTATTCAACATGGATACAGCCAATGGCAACATCGGCGGAACAGCTAACATTGCTGCAACTGGTTCAGTTAACTTCCAAGGTCCCAAGCTGGATTTCTTCAGCTTGGTTGCCAATGGTGCGTTGACTACATCAGCAAACGTGAATGGCTACATCAACAATGTGTTGCAAGCTATTCAGACCAAGGGCACTGTGGCCATGTATCAAGTTAGCCCAGCAGCACCAACAGTGTTGAACTTGGCTATCTATCCAACAGGCGCATACACTGCTGCTACATTGTTGACCACTGCTAATACCAGTGCCACAGTGGCATCCGGTGGTCAGAACTTGGAATTGAGTTCAGCAGCCGGCAATGCAGTGTTTACTACTGCTGCTACCAACTTTGCTCCTGTCTAATACTAGATAGTAGTAAAAAATCAAGGCCCTGGTTTATTTCCGGGGCTTTTTTTTGGCCGTAAATACCTCATGGCATATAGTATTTGTGTATTGACTGATTTTGATTGTAGACCCACTGGTGTTACAGGACATTTTCGAACAAACGTCTTGCCGTTTGTGGATCGAGCTGATCAATCAATAACCAATTTTGAATCCTGGAACAGCAGTAGAAATCAACAACGCAACTGGGAAACCCTATTGCAATTGATAGGACTGTACACACAGCCGCAGCACATATCTAACATACGAATGCAAAACGGTCGTTGGGAATTTGAGTTTGAAACAGAGTTTGATGATGTGTTCAGACTCAATGAAGATCCAGTGGGCTTGCTCAAACAGGCATGCCGTGGCGTTCCAATCATCAACTATGTTCAACAACAACTGACCACACTGCTACAGCCAGACGTGAACATTTGGTTCTATCCAAAAGGCCATAAATAATTCATGGACACAACAGAAATCGAAAAGAAGAGCCTGGAAGCGCATGTAGAGCTCTGCGCCGAACGTTATCGCCATCTAGAACTGCAACTAGATTCTGCCAATTCTGCTATCAATCGACTCAAAGAAATGACAGAAGAAGTTCATGCAATGATGCATAAAATTGTGGACAAT